GAGTTGAGAGCCGCCCACTGCGCAGCCGTGAATCCTGAGTTGTTCAGACTAAACTCGAAGGCCCATGCCGTGCCGTTGAACTTGTATCTGTCCACACGGGCGATCTCCGTCGGCGTAGCGTCGGAAGTCGGCACCTGTACAAAGCAGTAGTCGTTGTTGTCCGGGGTAATGCCCAGCGCCGTCATCTTCGTTGCCAGGGCAGCGGTTATCTGCTGCTCGGTGGCCGCTGTGGTCAGTTCGAGGTCGCTCACGAGGTTGTACGCGCCCCGGTATGTGGCCGATGCGGTGGCGATGCCGTCATCCACATAGTCCTTGTCTGCGAGCTGGTTTTGGGGCGTTGCCTGGGCCGGAATCAGGTCCTCGATGTCGGCAATGTCGTCGGCGTTCTGCTTTTCCGCAGCCTTGGCACGTACTTCCTCTGCATCAATAGCATCGGAATTTGCCTTCTCTGCAGTCTTGGCCCGAGTCTCTTCATCCTCGATAGCCTTGTTGATGCCTGCGATGGCTGGGTCATACTCCTCATGCGTCACCACGTTCGGCTTATTCTTTATATATGATGCCGCGTTCGGGTTTGTCTCGGCCCAGTCAGCCTGCTGACGGTCGCCAGAGATGAGCATCAGCACACCTGTCATGAAGTACTGGTTGTCAACCATGAATGTCCACGAAGGAACATTGGCACGTTCGTTGGTCTCGACAATCTGGAACACGTTCTCCACACACCACCGCCACGGCTTACCGTTGTACGTTCCGCTCATCTCCATGCCGTACCATCCGCAACCGTCGCCGTCGCTGAAGCTCACGATGGCATTATTGTCCTCGATAATGAACTCCCTCGTCGTCTTCTTGCCTGCATGAAGGATTCGCAGCGTCGCGTCGGCATCTATTAGGTGGAAGTTCTCGACGATGGTTCCGTCAAGACGCACCGCCTCGACATGTATGTTAATTGAAAAGGCGTTTCCGCGCACTATGCGCAGCACATCGGCCTTGTTATTGCAATTACAATTCTCCATATCTTCCTGTCATTAACAATTACACTCACTCGCTAACTTGATATACGGCTTCACGTGGATGCTGAAGCCAGGCACGTCGTAGAGCTGCTGCTGCGACACCGCCGAGCGGTGGTCATAGCTTGCCTCCACTTGCATCAGCGCGGCGATATACAGTCCCTTCGGCACATCTCCCCACCGTTCTACAACCTCATCATAACTGCGGTTTATGATATTGAGAACCGCCTCTTCCGCCGCGTCGCCGTACAGCTCCAGCAGTTCATCTTCGCAGTCGAAGTCAATCCTGCTGTGCTTCTTGATCCATTCCGTCGTTAACCATTTCATATCTATTTCCTTATTTTCGTCTTATAAAAAACCCCCGACTTTGCGTCGAGGGTTTACTTTGCCATGTCTCCTTGCACCCTTGCGGCATTTTTGCCGCAACCATTCACTGCGACACTGGCGCTGCCAGCGGACCGCTGCCTATCAGTTTGATGCTGCCCGTGCCGAGGTTACCCTCTGTCCCCTGTATGTCGCACTGGGTACATAGTGCCGTGCCCACCCACGTCACGCCGCTACCTATCAGCACCTGGATGTTGTACGTCGTTCCCTCGTCCAGCGTTATTCCATCAGTTGTGATCAGGTGACTCAAATCAATGCTCCACGACTTCCGGCCTGCAATATAATTCTCATTCTGTCCGTCAGTCGGAGAAGCAACGCCCAGTGCTTGGCATTGTTTGTGAATGGTGCACGACTTCGCGGCAGCTATTAAAGCCGTGCCGCCGCTGTTATAAATCTTGATGTCTCGTCCGTGTATTACGCTCATATCTTTTCAATTTTAATTGTCAATGTTCAATGGTCAATGGTCAATGGCTTTAGCTTCTCCACGTCACCAACTCTCCCTGTCCCGTTCGCTTCAGGAAGTGGTTCGCCACCAGCACAATCTTCTCGCCCTCTATCCGACCAACGATCTGCCCATTCTTAAAGCCGTTACCCGTGCCTTCTAACTGGCTCGCCAGCACGCCAGCCTGAGCTCGGTTAAGCACAACTTCTCCGGCATTTGCCAGTATGGGCGTTACGTCACCACTGAAGTGTGTGCCCGGCACTTCGTAGCCGCCTGCTGCATGAGGCACGACACCGCCACGGGCCATTCCTGGGAAGAACGAAAATGCTGTGTTGGTCCATATTGCCTGTGTCAGCGCACCGAGTGCAATGGTGTTCGCCGTCAAGTTCGCCGATTGTGTTACGCCGATGATGGTGTTCACTCCGTCAATGACGGTCATCAGTCCGTTAATCACGCCGATTATCTGCTGCACTTCCTCCGGCAGTTTGATGCCCATCTGCTGCAATCCGCCAGCTACCTGATTCAGACCGCTCACCACCTTCTTCGTGTCGTCCCAGCTGTCATGCGTCTGCCGCTTCTTGTAGTCGTCCACCTGCTGCTTCTCCATGTAGTCCATGAACTTCTGCAAGCCGTCCGAGAACTTAATCTCCGTCGGGGCCACGGGAGCCGTGCCAGCCGTGAATAGTGATGAAGGTGCCCATGCCGTCGTGCCGCGCAGATCCGTCAGCTCGCGCATGTTCGCAGGATTGAATTTCTCCTTGCCCGTCATGCGGTCGAGCAGGTACTGCTGCTCCTCTAGTTCCGCCTTTATCTTCTGTCGGCTGTCATCGTCGGCTGCTGCACGCCACGCCTTCTGAAGTTCCTGCACCAGCTTGGTCTGCTCGTCGATGCTGCCGCTCACAGCTTCCACGTCAGCCTTGGTGTTGCCGCCACCGCCACCGCCGCTGCCTTTGTTTATTCGGCTGTCGGCGCGGTTGATGGTGCGGTATGCTTGGCCGATGTTTGAGTACATTTGACTTGCCTGCTGCTGCTGCTGTTTGATAAGTCCGACCAATTCGTTGTAGCTGTTTTCGCCCTGTTTATCGACACGGAAGACGGACCACCCTTTGTATTGCTCGTTAGGGTTCCTCTGATTGATTATGGCAGCTTGGTCGAAAGAAAGGTTATGACCAGACCGAGCCCATGCTTCAGCCTGCCGCCTACGGGCCTCGAAGTCCTCATAAGCCTTTGCGCCCTTTACTCGCTTGTCGAACTCCGCTATCGACGATGTACCCTTTTTGAACTCCTCCATCGTCATGCCGTTCTGCTTGGCCAGCTTGTTATAGTATGCGTCGATGGCCTTGCCCGTCTGCTTCAGTTCGTTGCCCGTCAGCTTCACGATGTTTTGCATGCCGTTCTGCAACTGCCGCTCCAAGGTCTTAATCTCTGCGGGAGTCAGCAACGTGCCTTCTGCCTTTGTTGCCTTCAGACCAGAACCTGCTGCGGGTGCAATATATTTGCCTGTCATCAGCATCATGCGCAGTCTGACGTTCTCGGCATTCTGGCGGTCCATCTGCGGCGACTGGATAGTCTTCATGGTGCCGAGGCGGTCCAACTCGTCATAAGCCTTGCGTGCTGCCGCCACGATTTCGTCGATGTTCGACAGGAAACCGCTGATGTCGCCGTTGTTGATGGCATTCAGAAATCCTTCATAGACACTCTCCGAAGCGGCGACGGTACGGCCCCACTCATCGACGGAAGACTCCGACGCAAAGAAGGCATCCTTGCCGACCTTCAACGCCGTCGTGACCGCTGCCATCGCACCACCGAACTTTGTCAGTTCGCCGATGTTCAGCCCGAACTTACCTGCAACGGCATCGAGCGCACCGCTCAGACCGCCGCTGCCGTTCAGTTCCTTATTGATGTCTTCAAGCTGCCCTTTGCTGTCGTTGATGCGTCCCTTCAGTTGGTCGAGCGACTGCGCCAGAGCCTTGCCGAAGGGCGACTGCTTCTCCTCGTCGGTCAGTTGTCTGTACTGCGCCGACAACTCCGTGAAGGTGCGCTTCATCTCGCTCAGTTTGCCAGTGGCCGAGCGGCTGACGGTATCCATCTGACCTACGGCACGCACAAAGTCGAGCGTTTCCTGCTCGACCACGCTCAACGTGCCGCCTACCTGACGGCAACCGTCGGCGTAACGCTGCAAACCCTCCGCAGCGCGGCGAAGTTTCTGGTCGTACTCTTGGGAGTCAACTTTCAGTCTTACTATTGAATCTGCCATATCTTATTTCGTTTTACTCAACAAATCTTCCAATTCCGTGTCAGTCAAGGCTTGACCGGCTCGTTTGATGTTGGCATCATACTCCTTCGAGTCTATTTTGAGCCTAATAACCGAATCACTCATATCTTGTCGTTCAAAATTTTCGTTAATTTATACTCAGTAGCTACAGCCAGGCAGTCACGCATATGCAATAAAAAAAACGCCCGATATGCTGTTACACATATCGGGCGTTTTTACGTCTCGGGTTTACCGCTACTTCACCTTCGCGCTCACGTCGAAGTAATAGTCTCCGAACACGTCGGCAATAAATCGCACGTAGCCGCCGTTTTCTTTCAAATACTTCAGTAGGTCAGCTGGACTCGACTTGTATTTCATGCCGTTGCTTTGCATCACACCTGTGGCACTCTTCGTGAAGTAGAGCACCGTGCCGCCTTCTCCGGGCATCACCTTCCACTTCTCGGCCATCCATATCAGCGTGCCCTCTGCTGAGTACAGACCGACCTTACACGTATTCAACGTTTTACGGTTGCCCATGAAGTCACGACCGCCAATAAAGATATGAGGAGGGTTCAATAGTCCCATGCCAACACTGCCGTCGTCCCACTCCGTAAACCCCACGTGCTCACTTCTCCATTTCTTGCCGCCAGGTTGGTTGCTCATAGCATCAGCCTCCTGGTAGTAAGAAATCATTATCTCAATGGCTTTACTCGCTTTGTCCTGTGCCGTGGTCGTCATCGCAGCCATCGCCACCACCATCATCATCAATACCTTTTTCATAGTTCCTTTGTTTTAGTCTGTTAATATGTTAATATGTTACTCTGTCTTTCACACGTTACTCTGTCCTCCGCATCCCCGTGCACTCCAGTGGCGTTCTCGCCGCTGTCTTCCCGCCGCAAAGATACAAAAAGATTCCGAACAACCAAGCGTCATTCGGAATTTTTTTCTCGCTTCGCCTTCAATTCCTTGTTGATGGCAGTCATCATCGCCACCTCCTCATCCACCTCCGCCTGCGTCAGCGGCATGTTCTTCTCGGCCTTCACGTCCCACGGTAGCGGCAGCAGATCGGTGGGGCTGCTGATGCCCGCCTTTTCGAGTTCCTTGCCGCCTACCTGTGCCGCCATGATGTAGTAGGTGGACCAACGGGCGGCACTCCACACGTCGCGGCTGCGACGCTGATGTCCGGCCAGTATGCGACGTGCCTCCCAGAAGCGGATGACGTAGAGATATTCACGGCGCGGCAGTCCTATCTCGCCTACGAACAGCTCGTAGAGATCGTAGGCGGTCAGGCGTTTTTTGGCTTTTCGCCGTCCTCGGGGTTATCGTCAGGGTTATCGTTAGCGTCTTCTCCCTTCGGCACCTGGTACCACTCTTTGCGTAGCTTGAACACCTCCGTCAAGGCTGCAACCAGCTCGGCAGGTTTGGCGCGGTACATGAGGTCGGTGTCCTTTACGGGCGATGCCTCGCCGCTGCCTTCGTAGTAGGACACGATGGCCGACAGGATGAGGTAGATGATGTGCTCTGGGTTCTGCGTGTCCATGTCCTCGATGTTCACACCGGTGTATTGCTTGAAGGCAAGCTCCGTGGCGAAGCAGTAGCCTATCTTTACGGCCACGCCGCCAATAATTATCTCTTTCTTTTCCATAATTTCCTTGGGTTAGTTCCTAAAATATTCTGGGTAATCAGAAAAATCGGATTTTCCGATTTATTAGAAAAACCGCCCGTCTGCTCGTAAAGATGAAGACGAGACAGGCGAGCGGCTGTGTAGAGGGTTATGCTGCGACTTCGTATAGTCCGTAGCCAGTTGCGTTCATAGTGTAGTCGCTCGATTGGCGGTTGGGGTCGTTCTGTGTCAACTGAGTGATCAAGATAGAGCCCGAAACTATTGTAGATGATGCTGTGCGGTTGTTGTCGCCTGAGACATTTGCAATCTTCCATTTGAAAGGAGTTCCGGCTTCGTAGAGCGACTGAATGTCGCCATACGACTTACCACCGACCTGCGACGTGATGGTCTCGCCAGAGCGAACCAAAGCACCCGACGTGATGTCGTAGTTAATTGCCGTAGGTTCTTGATATACCCATGCCCCTGTTGTGTCCTTCGTCGTACTATCCTCCAAGCTAACCGACACATGTAGGGATAAGCTACGGGCGGCGGCCAGTACGTCCGCAGGTGCTGCCGTGTTGTCGCTGCTGAGAAACAGGCGAACGGTCTCACCCTTGGTGAAGCTGCCAATGCTGATGACCTGAGTGGCCTCGCTGCTGCCAACGGTTTCCAATGGGCCGCTACCGCTGAATTGGAGGCTTTTAGTGGAGTTCGTTCGGTTGTCGAACTGAAACGTAGCATCCGATAAGAACGCCTGGCCTTTGCGCGACCAAGTGGCCTTCTCGCGCGTCTGGTTGTCGGTCGTCGAGGTCTCGTCCCACATCAGCGTCATCGGCTGCATGGCTTTAATGGCGGTGAGCATGGCTGCTGTATCGGCTACGTTCAGCGAATCGACACTGACCTGCCATGACTTGCTGGTAGTGACGGGCATAGCCGCCATACCGACAATATCTTTATGACTACTGTCGTCAGTATTGTTCGTGAGCGTAATCGTGCATCCAGTCGCCATGCCAATCACCTTGTATTTAGCAGCTGTGCTGTCGTAAATACAGATTCTAACGTTTTGACCTTTTAATGTTGCCATAATTGTGTATTGTCAATTGTGAATTATGATTTAACAATGTCAACTCTGAGTGTGTAGGCGCTTCCGTCCTGCTTGCGGCCCACTGCTCCGACACAATACTTGCAATCGGTAGGGATATTGTCAACCAGTTCGGACAGAGCCTCACGGGTAGGTGCTTCGAGTACGGTTGTACCGTTCTTCAGCAGATCATCGTAGACGCTGGGCTGTGCGCTCTCAACCGTCTCGACGCTTTCAGATGTCTGAGTTGCTTTCTTGCTCATCGTCATGTGTATTTATCACGTCACATTGATACGTGAGCACTTGCCAGTAGCAGGGCTTCAGCGAGTCGTACTGAATCTGCTGGGCCGCGAAGTTGTAGTCCATGATGGCGGTGTTGGTGGCGCGCAGATACGACAGGATGGTGTCGCGCACCATCTGCGTCAGCGTGTGCAAGTCGTCGAGCGTCTTGGCAGTTACTTCCACACCGATGTTCACCGTATCATAGTCACTCTCGTAGCGGTCGTCCTTGGTGCCTTGGTCGTTCGTCAGTCCGTCGAAGGTGACGATGACGTAAGGCACAGGCACGTTGTCAGCGTCCTCGTCGGGCAGTCCGATGGCCGTGCCGTAGAGTCGCGGGGTTTCATCGTACTGTGTGTTACCGTCGTCGTCGATGTACTCCGTCAACTTCTCCAGCAGGTCGCTGTTGGACTGCAAAGCCGAAACGAATATGCTATCTGTTGCAAGGCTCATTGTATCGCGTGTGACTTGTTAATTACTTTCTAATTACTTGCTAATTACTTCGTAATTCTCTCCCTATGGGAAAACCACGGGCTGACAGCCTTTGCCAGCGCATCGGAGCAGCCCGTGGCAGGAACTATCCCGGAAAGAAGAGCGAAGAGAGAGTTTATCCGCCAATCACGTTAGAAGAAGCAGGCTCCACGAGCTTGATGAGCTTGAAGGCCTGGGGCTTGTTGTTGCCGTTGCCGTTGACCTTAGAGCTGAGCTCCACGAGAGAGTAGTCGAGACCCATGCCGAGGGCAATCACGTTGCGGTCGAAGTTCTCCTGAGAGGTTCCATCGACGTTGAACTCGATGCCGTCTGCATATACCTGCTCGTTCAGGTAGCCGAAGTGACCGATACCGATGTAGCGGTAGGTAGCGTCCTTGGTGGCGATACCGTTGGAGGCGATGGCGTAGTCGATGTACGGAGATACCTTGTAGCGGTAGCCTACGCACTGGCCATCCTGTACGACGGTGCGGTTGGAGTCGGTGGTGCCGGGGATGAGCTTGGTGAACTTCAGGTCAACCTCGGTAGCCTTGTCCATGATAATTTCGGGGTCGCCCTCGAAACCAAGGTCGTACATGTCGGCAATCTTCTTGGCGAGGTTCTTACCGATGTTCTCGTCCAGAGTCAGCTCCTCGACAGTCACGGTAGCGAACGGACCGATAACGTCGCGGTAGTCACCGTGAGCGTAAACGTGGAGAGCACGGAACATAGCCCAGCCCTTGGTGAACTTGAAGGTCAGGAAGCCGATGATGTCGAAAGCGGCCTGAGCCACGGCACGACGGCTGACGGGAACACTGGCGCAGACGCGCTTCGGAGAGGTGGTGATGTTGGCAAAGTTCAGAGCCTGCTCTGCAACCTTCGTCACCTCACCCTCGACGGTGAACTTCACGTCGTTGATAGAGTAAGGGATAACCTGAGTGCCAGTCACGCCGGTCAACATCTTCAGGTCGTCGGGCAGTTCGATGCCGGGCACCTTGGTGTCGATGATGGGCTGAATCTCCACGGGGATCAGACCACCAGCCTCCAAGTTGGCGGTAGTGTTCTGGTCGCCGCCAGAGGTGATGGCGTTGGCGAGGATGGTGGTTGCGTTGGCTGCACGCTTGTGGGTGAAGCAGTCAGCAATCATCTCACGCAACTCCTTGCCCTTGTCCTCGCGGCTCTTGATGGCTGCGAGCTCGGCACCAGAGGCGAGAGCCTTTGCACGGGTTGACAACTTAGCGGACTCGTCAACGAGTTCACGCTGTTCCTTAACTTCCTCGGCGGTCAGTTCGCGAGTCTTGCCTGCCTCGTCGAGTTCGTCGATACGATTCCAGATAGCGAGCTGACGCTCCTGGATCTGTGCTTTTGTCATTTCTTTCATACAAAAACGTTTTTATAGGGTTAATAACTAAGTGATTCTAATTCCTGCTCGGTGCGCAGACGCATGGCACGATGGCGCAGACGCATAGCCTGCTGTTCGCGGAAACGCTGCTCTTGCTCTTCCAGTTCGCGCTGCTCACGCTCGGCCTTCTCAGCATTAGTCTCGCCACCGTTGGCTTCGCGCTCCTGTGCTTCGCGGGCTTCTTTCTCGGCATTGGTCTCGCCGCCGTTGGCCTCACGCTCTGCCTTCTCACGGGCTTCGCGCTCTTCGGCGGTTTCAACGGGTGCGCCTTCATTGTCGTTCACCTCGCGCTTCAGCTGCTCCTCAATCGCCTTGTCGATAGCCTCCGATGCCTCGCGCAGTCCGACGGTGGTCTGCTCGTAGGCGGGGTGGGTCACGATGGCCACGTCATAGAGGCCGGTGATTTTCTTCACATGGCGCAGCCACACCTCCTTGCCGTCCTCGATGTCGTTGGTCTTCTCGTAGCTCACGCCGTTCTCCGAGTCCTCCCAGTCGTCCTCGAAGGCGAACGACATGCCGGTGATGTCGCCGCGCTTCATCAGTTCCAGCGCATCGTTGGCGTTGTTGGTGCGGGGCAGGTCGCAGCGGCAGTCGATGCCGTCGCCACGGAGTTCAAGAGAGAGGGTGTCCTTGTCCGAGTTGCGGAAACGTCCGAGCACGTCGGGCACCATGTTCGAGTGGTTAAGATTCAGGATCACGTCGGACTTCGCCAGAAGTTCACGGCTGATGCAGCCAGGCTCCAGAATCTCATACACCTTGCGTGTGGAGCTCCAGGGTGTGAGGTTGACCGAGCGCACGCCGAAGACTATCGGACGGCCCTCAATCTCGCGGCTCTCCTGCTGCCCCTCCTGTGGCTCGCGCAGTTGCAAGCCGCAGTCATTGGTTGGGATGAATCTTGTCTGTTTCATATTCTCGTTTTACATTTGAAAATGTTATCTACTATACGGGCGTTTTAGCGTCCTGGGTTTACCGCGCGTCTTACGCGCTTGGATTGCTTCTCTCGCTGCTCTTGAAGTTCTTGCTCCAGAGCGTCGATTTCCTGTTTTGTCGGATTGTTCATACCTACCTTTTATTTTCAAAAAACCTATACCTTTTATGCCATAAAACCTATACCTTCTTCCAGAAAAACCTATACATTCTTTGCCAAAGAATCTATACCTTCTTTTCCTCGCCCTCCTTTGGCGGTGTCGGCTGTTGCGGTTCCTGAGTGGTCGGTCTGCCGCCACCTGCCACGTCGCGCAGTTTCGGACTGCCCAGCTCTGCCAGGTTGGTGAGCACATAGACGATGTTGCCATTGTCCACGCTCGGCATATCCTCCTCGGCACGCATCTCGTTCACCGTCATGATACCCGTGCGCAACATACTCTCGTAATATTTCGCCTTGGCCGTCGGGTCCATCGTCATCAGCGGCTTCTCGCAGACGTGGATGTCCCTCACGCCGTAGCCGTTGAATCCTATGAGCTTGCGGAACAGCTCCTTCTCCATATCTTTCGCATCTGGGATGATGGTGCGCGTCAGGTACTCCATCGTCGCGTCGCCATAGCTGGTGTAGTGCGAGTTGGTGTCGAGCATCAGCAGGGGTCGCGGAGTCGCCCAGAAGCGTGCCACGTCGTCGAGTGTCAGTCCGCTTTGCTCCACGGCCTGCATCTCGGCTTGCGTCATGCTGATCTGGTTGACGTGCGTCAGGTTCTGAATGGCTATCACATCCTGCTCGTAGATTTCCTTGTTCACCTGTTTGGCCATCTCCTTCACCTGGTCGGGGTCGAAGCGTCCGTTGGCAATCGGGGCCACACCGCCGCTCTCGCTGCCCTCGCTCAGGATGAGCTTCACGCGGCCACCCTTTCCGGCAGTCTCCAAGGCCTGCGCCCTGAGTGTCTTGTTCAGCGTCAGCGTCTCCAGTGCAAAGTCAAGCGTCGATTTGCCCCACACGCCGTTCTGATAGCGGAACGTGTTCGGGAAGTGCAGCACGTCCGATGCCGGTACGTTCGGCCTCGTTTCATAGCCGTGGTCGGTCAGATACGTCAGGCTCACATAGTTACCCTCCGCGAGATTGTACGCACCGCTTTTCACCAGCCACAGATACTTCGGGAAATCAAACTCGTCGCGCTCGATGTACACGAAGCCGTTGCCCGTCATCAGTCGGTTGATGGTGATCAACTCCCACATGCTTGCCGCCGTCATAATCGGGTTCGGCTCCTGCTGTAGCAGATAGTTCATGCGCTTGCCCAGTCCGCGCATATCCAGCGTGAAGTTGCCTTTCTCGAAGTCCTTCTTGCGGTACTGCACCGGCATCACGCCGATGGTCTTGGCTCGCAGTTCCACGGCGCGATACACTGCCGACACCGTGAGAGCCGTAATCGGGTCGCGGGCATAGACGATGCGCTCCTGATACGAGCCGCCCGTCACTGCACCCTCCTTCGGCATCGTGCTTGATGGCACACCAGGCGCACCGCCAATGGGTGCCGGTGTCGCCTCGCGCTGCTTGAAGCGGAAAAGATTTGCAAAAATATTGTCCATATCTATTTCTTGCTTTTATTACTCTTGCGTTTTTGCGTCTTGGGTTTACCGTCGGCTTTCTCCGTGCATTCCTGTGGCGTTTTCGCCACACCCAGTATCGCCTCCTTCTCCGCTGTCCTTTCGTTGATGGAGAAGTAATAGTTAGTGGCATTTTCCTTTCGTCGTTTGATGGCCTCCGGTGTCGCATCTTTCCATCCCCTCTGCACCTTGGCCACCCACTCCTCGGTGCTCTTCGTGTTATAGTGTAACACACGGGCGACGCTGTGAATCACCTTCGGTTGTACAGCCTTCTGCTCAATCCGTTCGCCCAGCACATTCATGCACACAAGCTCTGGTGTTGTCGGGATGTGCGGGTCGCAGAACGTCACGCCCTGCAAGCCGCCACGCACGAACGACTTCACATGATGGTTGATGTCGAAGTCCTCGCCCGTCCCTTCCGTGAATCGTTCCTTCATCGGTCGCGGGTCGTAGTGCGTCAGTCCGTTGTCGGTCATCACCTGCCAGTTCAGACACACCACGTCGGCATCGTACTGATCAATCCACACGGGGATGGTCATCCGCACGTTGGCAAAGTCCACCAACTCGTCGAAGTCGAAGAATCCTATCCAGTCGTACTCGTCGGAATGCTCGCGGTAGCACTTCTCGTAAGCCTCGCGCTGCATACCCTCGAAGTAGGTAATCTCCACCAGCCCAGCCTCGATGTACGGCTGCAAAACGTCCTGGAACAACTCGCCATCCTCCACGCGGTTGTTGTCGTAGATAAAAATCTTGTCAACACCCAGACGGTTGTAATGCTCCACCCATTCCACGGCATAGCGGTTCTCCAGCCTGCCGATGGCACAAATAGCCACACTCGTTCGTAGTGGCAACCTTACGTTTTCGTCATCCGTCGGCAATAAGTTCTTGTGCTGTTCCAACCACGCCATCTGCTGATTGAGGTCGTTAGCCTTCCATGAGCCGCTGCCGTAGTGCTCCACAAACTCGCGGATGTCACGGTGGTAGCCCTTTAGCCTTGGCCGTTTCGTCAGGATGTCTTCGAGCAACACCGCGCCCGTGTCGTACCAGTTGTTACGGTTCTGTCTGCCACCAGGCAACAGCCCGTAAGTGCGCGTTGGGTCGAAATACTTCGCACCCTCTCTGGTGAGCATTGGCACGTTCATCCAGCACAGCATCGGCAACATACGCCCGATGTGGAACGGATTGCTCGGCTGCGCCTTCTGGCAATAGCCATAGACGCTGTACTCCTCGCGGAAAAACTCGTCGATGTTCTTTTTGATCAGGATGTCCGACTCCATCAGCACGAAGCCATGCGGCAACAGCTCCCAAAGTTTCTGCACCGTCATCATGTGCTTCACGCTCCCGAACTCGCACCCCTTGGCACAACCAATGCTCCTGTCTCTCTCAGGGTATTTCTCCAACTCCTTCTCAAAGTCGATAATCTGACCTCGTGTGTTGTCAAACACCTTAACATTCGTCGCGCCCTCGAATGGTCGCGTGTCCGAGTTGTCGAACACCACCACTCGGAACGGCCCGCCCCCATTCTTCAGCAGGCTCCCAATCGCCGCCATCGTCAGCTCCGGCGTGTTGTAGTTAATAATCGCTACTGTCTTCTGTCTCATAGTTCCTTTATTTTGGGTTTATTTTCCGATTTCGTTTGCGCTTCCACTGCCGCCTGCGATAGCATTGCTCGACGGTGCGGGCTTTCCGTTCTTATCGTTGACAACCAGCTGCATCAGGAACTGCAGCGTATTCTCGCGGTAGTGTCCGTTGAAGGTCTCGGGGAGAATCTGATACACCTTACCGTTGTACTTCACGCGGCTGCGCTCGTTGAGCTTGTCTGTCCAGTTCATGCGAACTATCTTCACCGCATACGCATCCAGCGCACCGGCATTCATGGCCGACTTTCCGCGCTGATAGTCCACGTTCGCATGCAGCGGTGTACCTTCTTCCCACTGGATGCCTCCTGAATCGACTCCATATTTCCCTACCGTCGCCGCTTTGCGATTCAGTGGGATGATGATTTCATACCTGAATCCTGCTTGATATGCCATTATTCTTGCTTTTTCTTTTCGCACAAAAACCCGTCTCGGGTTTACTTTTTTCCGCCTGGCCCCGCGTCTTTCTCCCGTGCCTCGCGTCTCTCTCCCGTGCCTCGCGCCTCTCTCCCGTGCCTCGCGCCTTTCCGCGAGGTTATCGTGCACCCCGCTGGCGTTCTCGCCAGCGCTCCTCGCATTCCCGTCAGAGCAAAAAAAAGGGGAGCCTCTGCTCCCCGTCATTCACTTCATAATAAAAAAACCAACAATACCTTCGCCTCTCGGCGACATTGCCTAAAACAATCTAATACTAATCTAAGTCAATCCAATAATACCTAATAACACTATGTTGAACCTATATCTTGCTGTATTCCGTCTTCGCATCGAAGCTCGGACACGCCTTGCCCTTTCTGTCGAAGTCCCTGTGTCCGTATATCTTCGCCCCTGGGTAGAGTTGCTTCAGTTCCGTCAGCACCGAGATAAGTGCCGCCTTCTGCGCAAGCGTCCTGGTGTCCTTCGGGGTTTTCCCGTCTCTATCCACGCCGCCGATATAGCACACGCCAATCGAGTGGGCGTTATGCCCCTCGCAGTGAGCGCCTATAAGGTCCACGTCGCGTCCCGGCTCAATATGCCCGTTGCGATATACGACGTAATGATACCCAATGTCCGACCAGCCCTGCTGCTTGTGCCACCGCCGTATATCCACAACCGTGTAGTCCTTCCCATCCGGCGTAGCCGAGCAGTGCACAATTATCTCCGTTATCTTCCGCTTAGACCGCTTCCACCTCGCGGGTATCAACTTTGCCAGCGTCGCCGGTCCAACCACCCCGTCAGCCTTCAGACCATGCTCGCGTTGAAACTCCTTCACACGCTCTTCCGTCAATGCTCCGTAGATACCGTCAGGCAGCAGATTCAGCGCCTTCTGTATCTGCTTCACCACCTCACCACGGCTCCCTTTCTTATACAATTCCATCACATGTCCTCCTTCTTTAATGGTTCAATATCCTTGCACCCCTCCGGCGTTTTCGCCGGAGCATTCTCCCTCTTCGGCTTGTTTATCTTCACCACACCGTCTTCCGAGATGATGACCACCTGGCGCAGTTTGCAGTCCGTCACAGCGCACGTCAGCGGACCAACGCTCTTCATCTGCCCTCTTAGCTGCTGGATGTCGATGCGCAGCTTTGACCGCTCACGCTCGCCGTCCGTTTTCAGCTCGTAGAACAGCTTCGTTAGCTTCTCTACATTCTCCCGCAGCTCGTCGCGCTCCTGCTTGTAGTGGTCGCGCTCCTGGCGCATGCCCTCCACCTTCTCCTGTGTGTCATCCAGGTAGGCATTCACGTTGGCGAACATCTTCTCGTAAGCCTCGCGCATGTTCTCCATCACCACCATTTCCGCCTGCTTCGCCTCGGCTTCCTTCTGCTTGGCTTCAGCCTCCTTCAGTTTTGCTTCAGCTTCAGCCAGAGCCGCCTCTGCTTTCGCCTTCCTCTTCGTCTGTCGCCAGAACAGGAATCCGCCAACTGAACCGCCGCCAACTAATAGCGTCAACAAGGCAACAATTCCTTCCAATGTAATCTCCATATCCTATTCTCCTTTCTCCATCGCTTTCTCGATGGCTTGTTTCGCAATAAAACTGTAACCCTGCGTGATGAAGCGCACCATCTCGCACTCCTTCTCCGTCAGTTCCACCGCACCGTCGGCGTGATAGATGCGACGGCCCAGTTCACACTCCTCAATGTTCCGACCCTGCATGTAGAGCTGGTTGCCGATGGTCGGCTGGAGATTAGTCACTACATCGTTACCTTCGATGTCTTTAATCACGAGCTTTTGAAAATTTACCTTCATAGTTCCTTTTTTTTATATGGTTATTTGTAAAATCGTCGTTGTGTCCGTCGAAGCGCCGACCTTGCGGCCTTGCAGCACCAGGTAGTATGTGCCTGTATATTCGTCCACCTGCGTGATGCCGAAGTCGCTCGGGTCATACAGACAGTGACAGGTGTGCTGGTGGTTCGTACCGTCAATGTCGGCGTAGTCCACCGTCATCTGTAGAACATTGCTTGCATTCAGCAGGTTTATTGCCGAGCCAAGCGCACCGCTGCCGCTGCTCGATGTGGCGATGTAAGCACTCAGCGTCTGATACTGTGTCTGTAGGTAGGTCGTAAGCACCGAAGCAGAAGCGAAACCATTCTGATTCAGCACCAGGAAGTCTATTATCACGCCGCTCGTCTGTGCAGGCTGTTGGGCGTTGTTGGCACTGCTGATAGCACAGCCAGTCATGTTGTTCCAGTTGATGGTGTCGATGCCCGATGCTGGCGATGACGGCCTTGTGATATTAATGTCATAGACAAAGCCGGGGACAGGGTAGAAGCCCGTGGCACCACTGCCAGGCATTATGAAGACTTCCATCACGGTGAACGTGCCCGTAAGCTGATTCAACAGTTCGGTGCTCGCTACATACGCCACGTTGTTGCTGCCGAGGCGGTAGAACCGCACCGTCAGGTCGCTCACGCTGCTGGGCTTCACGCCGAGGTAGAGGTTCAGGCAGTTCATGTCGCTTGGGGCATAGTCGTCACGGTATGGCTTCCCGTTGCTGTCTGGGTTATATGTTCCGCTTGCACTCATGCCGCGGCCCATGATTTGCGTACACTCCCATTTCGTCGTACCGCCGTCGCTGTAAGTTCGCAGCAACATAAAACCGCGCGTCGAGATGCGTGACAGGTCAGTGGTGCCAGAACCGGTCGGCACGTTCTTGATGATATTCTCAATCAGCTCAACAGCCGACAGCCAGTTGGGGTTGGTGGCACCAAGGCTCACGCCGGTGTATATCATCGTGTAGTCGTCGATGCCCGTCCCTGGAGGGTTCGGGTCGGTTCCGTTCAGCAGCAGGCGCAGGTACCAATAGTCCCAAGGGTACTGAATCGTCAGGGAGGCACCGCTCACAATCTCTATCTCCGACTGACTGAAGATGCGGTTCAACTGATACTCGTCACCTCCGCTGCTCAACTCGCCCGTCACCGTCGGGTTAGTACATTCGGCATCGTCATCATACGCCTTTGATGTGTCAAACGACGTACCGTTGAACGACACGAAGTCGCTCATCCTCGCCCAGTGGGTGCCCGTCGTGAAGGTCTTCATCTTCACCAGCATGTCCTGCGGCGACGCGCCGTTGTTGAGCATCCGTAGCAGCACGCCGTTCCAATTATCGCCTGCCGACCACGGGTCGATAACAGCCTCCAAGCCGTAGTTCTCCAACCGACGCTCCGTGTCGGTAATCGGACCGGGGTGGTTGGCCGTTCCGTTCGCAGCGCATGGAATGGGGCGGTACTTGGCGAACATGTTCAGCTTGCGCTGGCGCGTCACAGTCCACGTCACGCTCTCCGCTGTAAACGTGTCGCCCTGCTGACGGGTGATCATCGTGCCGACATCATTCGACACGCGCTCGCCAAGGCTCGAAGAAATCTTCGTGCCATAAAGCGCCATCAGGTCGCCGACGCTTACAGGAGCTACTATCTTACCGTTCGTATATGCCATATCACGCCAATGTTATAGTCGTTGAACCGTTATAGAAGTACAGATGTCCGTTGCTGCCGTAAATGTATCGTGAAGAATCAAAGTACAGTCGGGAACCATTCATATAAATACCTGCACTGTTGTTTTGACCTGAGATACTAATAGGTCCGCCCGTGAATACGAATCCTACACTACTATTGTATGATATCTCTGCTACGTCTGTTGTCGTTCCGAATCCGTAACTGCCGATAGTTCTGAAACCAGACTCCGCATAGACTCTGCCACTTTCAAGCTCAATGTCTCCATCGGTAATGTATAGTGCTTTACCTGTTCCATCGCCGGTTAGGGTCAGCGTCTCAAGCTGGACTGTACCAACGCCACTCCCTGCACCAAGTGCGCTCACAAAGCCCGTCGCGTAGATATTACCGTTCACCTTAACGGCATTCTTCGTTGAGTCCCATTCTATCAGGCAACCGCCGCTCAGTGCTGTTCCGCTCACAGCACCGCCAATACGTAAGCCGACAGCGGCATTCACTTCGCCTGTGGTGAAGTTATGCCAACCGGCCTTGTACGTCAGTTTGTCGTCAACCTGCTCGGCGATAAAGGCGTAGTCACCGTCGCCGAAGCGCAGATAACCGCCGTAGTACGCGCTGTCGGGTCTAATTCTCACACTGCCGAACTGCGGTGTCGTGTTCGTATTACTCTGGCTGCTGATGGCAACATTCGCCCAGTACATCGTCGGCAACTGCGAGAATGCAATATTGCTCGAACTTGTCAGGAATCCCTGCTGTCCTACCCACGTCTTCGTAGCCATATCACTAATTGCCGACGAAGTGATGAATCCCTGCTGTCCCACCCACGTCTGTGTGGCATAGCCTGCCTGAGCATGGTCGCCCCAACCGTAGGCAGTGTCCCAGTTCGTCTGTTTGGCCGTTGTCGGCAAAGAATAGCCCGAGGCAAACGTCAGAGCCAGCGTCCCGCTGCTCGTTATCGGTGTGCCGCTCACGGCGAATCCCGTCGGCACACTCATCGCTACGCTCGTCACCGTGCCACCGCCACCGCCCTGCACCGTGCCGTTGTACCATTTCCCCGTCGTTCCGTCGTACATCAGCACCTGTCCCGTCTGTGGCGTTGACAACGCCACGTCGCTGAGGTCATCCAGCTCGGTAGCGCCGCCGCCACCACCGCCAGAAGCACTGAACCCAAGCGCACTGACACTTCCCATGGCATAGAAGCTCGCCACGCTACCGTCAGCCTTCTCCACGTAGAAGGCGTTGTTCTGCGCGTCCCATTTCAGCACGCCGTCACCGATGCGCAACGACTCCACCGTGGCCCTGCCGCTTGCCGTCAGCGTCGTCACGCCGCTTATCGCGCCGCTATTCAGCGTCAAGCCAGTAGCGCCAGTGATGGCTCCCGTCATCGTGATGCTCGTCACGCCCGTCAGCGCACCCACGATGTCCGTATCGTCCTGCGGCAGCGATTGTCCCCACCACGTCAGGCTACGCACCCAGTCCGTCGTTGCGTAGCCGCTCAGGTCAGGCATCTGCCCCCCTGAGCCGCCACTACCGCCCGTGCCGCCGCTTCCCTTACCGAAGCCGCCGCCCCACATCCTCATGCCTTTATCTTTCGTTAGTATCATGTCGTTGTTGGTAATTGTAATATCGTTAATTGTGTCACATCGTCTCTCCACTCATGGCTGATTGCTATGGGGTACCCCGTCATCCCGTCAATCGTCACCTTGTGCCGCGGCGATATGTCCGCTATCGCGCTGCTCTGCAATTCCACCGCCAGCCGTCGCCGCGACGTCTGCCAGTATGCCGTCACCCTGTCCGCCAGGTGCTGCTCTGCCCACTTCTGTGTGCTTCCGTATGTCAACTGTCCCATCCATTTGCCGTCAGGTTCCAACAGGACACCATAACCAAATAGCATATCGTTGCCAGAGGCGTAGATGCAATCTGTCTCAAACTCATTGTCCGTCTTGCTGTTGTTCTTAGAAACATACTCACGACTGCTTACGCCTTCCTGCTTGTCGAATAAGAATGAATATGTACGACGCTTGAACTCTACGGAGAATCCTACAATCTCAAACGAACGCTTGCTGCTTTCAACAGGCATATCCGACGAACCATAGAAATCGACGAACAACTTGCCTGCCATATTGACGTTGTTTGTGCTTATCGACAGCACATCTGTGCGCTGTGTCTTGTCGCCAATTCTTACACTGATTGAAGCCGCCGTCGATGACCATGTACTGCCATTATACCATAGCGCGTGCTGACGGTCAACGCCGATACCGACACGAACAAGAACGTGCTTCTTTCCAACCCCACCACTATCGTAATCCTCAAACCTCTTTCCCTTCCTGTAGACATCAAAATTAATTAATATACCGCCATAGTCGAAGCCGCCATTGGTAACGGTATTATCATAATAGGAATGGTGGTACACCGTCTCGAAGCTCGCAAGACGATTACTGCCACTATTGGTGTCAGCTATTCTCACGACACTGTAGTCTTGTCCGACATCGTTGATGTTCTTTTTCAACTTCATCAAACAGAACGCAGCGTTTGACGTATTCGGACAATCACCAGTCAGAAAAGCAGACGAGAAATCATAGATGTTTTGTGAATAGACGGCATAGCAGTCGCTATATTGTTCAGTATAGGTGCCGTTAGTACTCATTGTCTTCACTACGTTATCAGGATATGCTTGCATGACGGAATCTCCTGGGCAATTCCCGTCCGCCTGTACCGTCGCTTTTTTTACACCCCTCTGCACATACTCGTCATTATTCACGCTGGCAAAGATGTCGCCCGACAATACTGCCGTCTCAAAGGTATAAGTCGTATCGCCAGGAATCGTCCCGCTGGTATAAGCCGCCAACTGCCCCAGTTCCTGATACGTTAGCTTCAGCCACGTCGTCTGTGCTGCGTCGTCCGCACAAGTCAGGTACATCGTCGTGCCCTTAGTCCTCGCCGTCCAACCCCAGAACCGGCACATATCTTCGAGACACTGATACATCGTATAGCGAGCCGTCAGCCCGTCGGCATCCTCGCTCACAAAGTTCTGCCAGTCGATACGCTTCAGCAGCCACGCCTGCGCTTCGGCACCACCCTGGATGTAGAACTCCGTCGGCCGCTGTGCTGACGGTATCGCGTCGACGATCTGCTTCAGCAAGTAGGCGAAGTTCTGAATCGCCGTCTGCGTGTAGTTAATATCCGTACCGCCCAGCACCGACAGCACGCATTGCACTGGAAACTCCCGCTCCTGCGGATTGCCATACAGCACCGACCCAAAATCCTGCGCCTGCATAAACCCGCTCCACACCACCGTGCCGCCACGCGTCAGCGTGACGGGCCGCGAGGTGTCCGTAGCCGGTATCAAGTCCTTCCAGTCGAAGGCATTCCCCGCAGCGTCCTTGCCGTCGTCCACGATACGGAAGTACCCCGTCTGCGTTCGGATGGGCACGAACATATCCTCATCGTCGCTCTCCTGCGTCGTGAACGGACTGGCACCGCCCTTCAGCGGCACAGCCGTACCGCTACCGCCGCCGATGCTCAACACATAAGGCGCTGCACCCGCCGTCGCCCGCAAGGGCATGAATGTTATGGTATAATTCTTGGAGTTTGCCATTTTTCGTTTCCTTCTTTACAATCCCCGAAAAACAGCTCTTAGGTTTACTTTCTCTTCACCCTGTGTTTCTCTGTGCACCATTATGGCGTTCTCGCCACAATCAAAAAAAGCACCGCCGCCCAAAGGTTAAAGCGCCGGTGCATCGCAAAATATAAAAAAATGATATATTAACTACAAATTTTCACCCTCACGGGCTAAACATCCACCCTCACGGGCTATCTCTCCATATCGTATAAAAAAAAGATATTCAAATTTTTCTCCTGCCAATCACCACCAGCAGCACCACCACGGCCATGATTAAAATTGCCCAGCCGCCAGCGTCCATCTTCGCCTTCTGCCACCACGTCAGCTTTTTCTCCACCTCAACGGGGTAGGGGACTGCCACCGAGTCGCGCACCGTGTCCTTCGTCGCGCTCCTCGTCATCAGTTCCTGGATGATGCGCTCCATCTCCTGCGTCTTCACGAGCCACGCCCGCTCTGCCGCCTTCAGCTGTATGCCGTACTTAGCCATCGCAGCCGAGTCCAGCTGCATCACGGTAGTCAAGGATTCTTTGACAACTGAATCCCTCTGATACACCGAGTCCGTATGCCAATGATGTTCCGTGTGTTGCTGTGGCACAGCAACTACCTCCACCTGCTTACAGCCCACAACGCCCATCAAGCCTACTAAGCCCAACACGCCCATCATCATCCATCTCTTCATATCTATCTTAATTTCTGGTCATTTCTTCTAATTTCTTTCTAAAAAACGGGCAGTTTGTCTTCGGTACCGTTCTGCGGCCTACCCCGGCTCCACTTACCCGTTTCACTATGAAAAACAACTCAACAAAGAGGTATTTTCCAGCCTATGGCCAAAGCAAAATTTCATTGTTCTTGCACTTCAGCGGCATTCTTGCCGCTGTCCTCGTCCGTTCCTCGCGCCTTTCCGCGAGGTCTTCACTCTTGCACTCATCAGGCGTTCTCGCCTGATTCCGTCTTCACGAACTGACTGCACGCCTCGATCACTGCCGTGCCGACAATAACGATGGCACCGTTAATCGCCGTCGCATTCTCTGGGCTAAAGTACGTCACAGCAGCTACCGCCACCGTCTGAAGGCCACCCACAATGCCCGTGACTAGGGCAAACATTTTCTTTGTCATAATCTTCTCGTTTTAGTTATCATTAGGGTTAACGTTCCCGTTCCCGTTTCCGTTATCGTTCTCACTCCCCCGTGCATTTATAGCGCGTTTTCGCGCTATAGGTTTACCGCCCTTCGCGCTTCTCCGCGAGGTCACGCCATCGCCGCCAGCTCCTCGTCGCTCGTGGCCTTCGTTATCTCCACGGCTATCGACCGGCAGTACTGCTTCGCCAGCAGGTGCTTCTCCTCCTTTGTCATGTCAGGAGCCGCCCGCAGCTTCTCGTTCCACGCCTTCGCGATTCTTTCTTCCGCCCAGAACACCGTCTCGGCGATGTCCGACCATCTCTGTATTGCCTCTTCTCTTGTCATCGTTCCTTTCTTGTTATTCTGTTATTATGTCTTTAATAGTTATTCTGTCCTGTACTTCACTTTACTCATTGTCGTATCGTTTTTGATTGTTCGATGTCGTTCATATCTCGGATATAAAAAGAGAGGCACCCTTGCGGATGTCTCTCGATTGATGATTCAGTGTGATATGTTACGGTGTGAGCCGTTTCAGCGGTGCGAGGTCTTGCAACTTCGGGTCGATGATGTCAACCGTCATGCCGAGGGCTTCTGCGATGGCTTGAATGGTTTCGAGCGTCACGGCATACTTGCCCGCCTCGATTCGGCTGACGTGGGTACGCTGTAGCCCTGCCAGCTCGCTGAGTTGTTCCTGGCTCATGCCTGCTAACTTCCGCAGCTGTGCGATACGCTGACCGATGCGGTCACGGGTCGCTTGTTTCTGTTCGTCTGTCATAGTTCCTTTTCTATTTGGGATGAATAATGCTTGATATGTGCCACTCCGTATTGACTTCCCTCAGCAAGTCCGCAGGTCGTGATGTCGGCCATAGCGTCAAGATGTACGGCGGTTGCATCCGATTCCTCAGATTCAACGTCCACAACGATTGTCAGTCTGTATTTATTCATCGTCATCAAATGTTACGGTTGTACCTTTCTGCTCCAAAGCCGCAAATACTTTCAGTACATCATCCAGCAACACGTGGCGGTCGCCTGAGCCGTGGTGCATGTTCGTGAATGCTATCACGCTTTTTCTTGTAAAATACTGGCTTGCTGTCATAGTTCCTAATGTATAATGGGAAGGGCTTTCGCCCCTCCCGTTGTTTGTTTTAATATTGTCCGTATGGAGTGATCATGCTTGCAAGAAACAGATAATCCTCAGCCTTTTTTCTTCCCTGTGCATCAACCTTGACGTAAGTTGCGCCGTTTTCGTTGTCAACGTAGAATGTATCTCCAACTGGTCTTGCGATGTTTGCAAATGCCTTAGTCATTTCCTTCTTATTCTTAAACTGGATGATTGAGAAGTCGCTATCTGATGCGTATAACCAAGGATGATAGCTATCAAGAATGTACTGCTCTTCTACTCTGATTACGCTTGCGCTTGCCTTGATGATAAAAGTCTGTGTCATAATCTTGTGCCGCTTATAGGTTGCCGCCCTGTTCTAAGTTATTATTTGTTTTATTTTTCTATTGCAAAGATACAACAAATATTTGAATTGTGCAAGTATTTACACGTTTTTCTTTCAAAAAGTGTAGTTTTTTATACTTTGTTAAGAGAAAACGTGTACTTTGTTACACATTTTAAGCCTTTTTCGTGCAAGTATTAGCACAAAAGAAAGAGAGCCGACATACATCAGCCCTCTTCCATCTTACATCATACATCCGAAGACCTACGGCTCCAGCCCCCCGCCCGTGTCCTGACTGCCACCGCCCTGCTGAGTGCCGCCGCCAGTGTCGCCAGTGTTACCACCCTGTGCCGGTTCGTCGTCGTTGGGGATGGCTGTGTCGGTTGCTACCATCTTAACCTTCTGCGCCTGCTTGCTCAGTGCAAACTGCTTGCTGAAGGTTTAGCTCGGCGGCCCGAAGGGGAAAGCCAACTTCACGCCGATCGTGGCACCAAGCACCCAATTAAGGCGGTCGGTAGTCAGGTCGCTTTCCT